AGACACCCACTTTAGTATGTTAAATTGAACGAACTTCTATTTCTAATTCGCTATTGATTACATCGCGAATCATAGTATCAACTTCATCACGTTGCGCTGACGTTAAAACTGTATCATCAGTATGCACATTAGAGAGTTGCTTTTTAAGCTCTTCGGCAATCATATTATTAACCGCTTGAGTCAGTAGTTTAATTAGATCATCACTCATTTCATTCTCCATTTGTTTTAAAAAAATCACCGCGCCTTTTTAAACTGGCTCCGTCCCCATTGGTACTACATGATGGGCGGCTGAGTGCTTAACTCATTTTCCATCATGCACCTGCTCTGTTCTTGATACCCATAGTGACTAACCGACAGGCGTTAATCGCTTCTGTTTGTGGGTCGCACGACTTTCTACATTAGCATCTCCATTTGTTAATTGATTCGTTTCAGCCAGCTATTGAACGCCGTACAGCAGCGCCACAATGCCCACTATTAACACGACGAGTGTGACTCCACTGATTAGTGCCTCTGTCCATTCGTTCATTGTAGTTTATCTCCTTATCTGGCCCGAGTGTAGCTCGGTTAACAGCCAGATTCATTAGTTCCGACATAAAAAAAGGGAGCCATTGCTGACTCCCTTGGTGGTGGCTTATGCTCGCACTTTGGCTAGGCGCTCTTCGCGGGATGGACGTCTGATCTTGGCGCTCTTTGGTGGGGTGGGTGCATATTTCTGGCCGGTCTGATAAAAGAAGTTTTCGCGGGCCGCTTTATGGAAAGCTGCAACATCGTCACGAATCTCTTTCTTTTCATCGCGCAGGTCTTTAGCCCACTCTATTCTGCCTTGAGCGCCTGCAACATCTTTTGCTTTAGCATCTTCTGCTGCATCCAATTTGATTTGCGCCTCGTTTAAGTCTTGCTCTTTGTAGGGCAACATATAGTCAGTGATCTTGCAAAGCTGCCTGCAAACTGAGCTCAAAGTAAATTCATCTCCGCCGCCAGCAATTAATGCAATGTTATAGCAAGAATCAAGTAAAATCTGGTCTCTGTCTACTGGGCTTAGATTGTCAGATGTGGAATTTATAAGTGATTCGTTGTTAGCTTGTTCTATTGCTTTGGTGTCAGTTCTCTGAGCCATTGTTAAGTTCTCCATTTGTGTGGCACGAGGAACATCCCCGTGCAGGTGACGGCATATCAGGACGACAAACCATGACCCTATCTCTTAGTCATGGCTTGAAGTACGCAATGAGGGCTTCTTCAGCCCCCTGTAAACACGGAAGGTTCATACTTAGCGGTGCCCACTTCAACACTAAATTTGCCGCGCAGCGAATAGCAAATTCAATAAGAATGCGTGGTTAACAGCACCGCAACAGAAGAGGTGTATGAAAGCCGTGTTTATCATTGCGAACTTTTTGACGACCAGATAGGCCCAAAGCCCAGCGGGGATGTTTCTCGTTGCAACGCAAATTATGGGGGAACTTACCAATGGATAAGAGAACGACTTGGACACCAAGTGCAATAGAACAAGCTAACAGCGGATCGCGTTTGTTGTGGGATGTGGGATGTGTGCAATCAAGACCAGTAGACAGAGGCAAGATGTGTGATGCTTGCAACATTGAATCAATTGCTGGTGACGGTGATGAATACCTGCTCTTTTTGCACGCAGCTTTGTGAGGTCATTGACGCTTGCCCTACTGCAAGACTTCAATGGGGCCAAGGCAAATTGGATGCAATATGAAGTGCAAAAGATGTTGTGGGTGTTCAAGGCTGATTGGGCCAGACCTGTGTGATGAAATGTAAGACAGTGAGTGATGGTGTTGCGGCGGTCCAGAAAGCGGGCCGCTTCTTTCTGCGGACAGGTGGTAGATGTGTATTTGCAACGCCAACGAGTGACAAGACTGACTGTCTAGTGAGGAATGTTTAGCAGAGTTGTCGGGTGTGAGCTGCCTCCACGGGAGTTAGCAATGGCTCGCTTTTTGGGAGGTTCTACTTTAGGTAGAATAAAGCCGAAACCTGTCAAGCCATGAAAGCCTGTGCATTGGTATAGGTTTGTGCAACATAGTTTAGTAGGGATTGACTCGCACCTCTCAGAACCTCTAAGGAATGGGGGGAGAGGGTGAGGGGGGTTCTTAACAGGAGTTTAAATGATAGAACAACGTAAATTAACCAAGAAACAGAGCAGCCTTGTGGATACGCTTGTAGCGACAGGATGCACATTGCGCGAAGCTGCAACACAAGCAGGATACTCCGAAGGCGAATCAGGAAGAGTCACAGCAAGCAAAACTGTAAGGCTCCCGCATGTGCAGTCTTACATGATGCAAAGAATCAACGAACAGTTAGGAATGAATGCTACTGTAGCAGCAGCACGAGTCATTAACTTGGCTACAGGGGCTAGATCTGAGTACGTACAGCTAGAGGCTAGCAAGGATATATTAGACAGAGCTGGCTTCAAGCCTATAGATCGTAGCCAAGTGCAAGTAGCTGGGGACATTAGAGTTAGCATTGACCTTGGCTAGGTAGGGGGTACCCAAAAACCAGTGAGTAGTAAGTAGCTAGTAGTCCCCCACACACATGGTTATTCACCAAAGTACCTTTTCATAAACATTATTTTAGTTTAGGGGTTTTAGGGAAAGAGGAGATTGATATGGCTGAAATTGAGGCTTGGGCTGATGTGAAGACGATAAAGAAAGCTAACACGTATTTGCGTTGGCTTGCTCGTCGGATTAGTAAGTTAAAGGGGAATGCAAAGGGCGAGATAAGTGTTTTCCAGCATGATGAGAATCGGTCCGAGCGCATGACTAGGGGCGAATACGCTAAGGAGTTACGGCGTGACAAGGCTGAGCTTGAAGAGCGCAAGATTGAGATTAAGCAAGAAGATAAGCAAAAGAAGAATTTAGATGCTGCACGTAAGGGAAGGGCCCTGAGATCCAAAACAGACCCAAATACTGGCGAGCGCTTGGATGCTGGCCGTGGTGCTAATCGTGACGCAAATATAGGCAAGGGTAAAAAGCCCCGAAGGAAGGTGGGCGGCGGTCGTGCAGCTGCGGCAATTGATTCTAGGCGCGGTGGTTTAGCCAAGTCTTTAATGACTCGCAAGTTAATGCCTAAGACGTGAGGGCAGGCGTATTGGCATCGGTATTAAGGATTCATTTCAAGGAGGAGCGGGTTATGCCTAGTGGCAAGGGAACTTATGGAACTAAGGTTGGTCGTCCTCCCAAGCAGAAGCCGAAGGAAAAGCCGAAAGGTGTTCCACGTTACTTAGCTGGAAAGAAGAAGTGAGCTTCATATCTACTTTATCTTCTTCTGAGCTTTCGGTATTGCGTGAGATAGTTCGCAAGGTTCATTTAACTTATGTTGATGCCGAGTTTGCAACTGAGCGCGAGTGCGATAAGATGATTGATGGCATGGCGCCAGAGACTGTTGATAAGATGCTGAGGTTCGGCAGACAGTATTGTGGTTGATTTTAAATACAAGCCGGACGGTGAGACACTAAAGACCTTCATGAAAGACAACACGTTTTTTCGTGGCATTCGCGGCCCTGTTGGTTCTGGCAAGTCTGTTGGTTGTTGCATTGAGGTTTTTCGTCGCGCCTTAGCGCAAGATAAAAACCAGCACGGAATACGCAGAAGTCGCTGGGCCATTATTCGTAATACCAACCCGCAGCTTAGAACCACTACCATTAAGACTTGGCTTGATTGGTTTCCTGAGAATGATTGGGGTAAGTTCACTTGGTCGGTTCCTTATACCCACCACATTAAAAAGGGTGACATTGATCTTGAGGTTTTGTTCTTAGCTCTTGATAGACCTGAAGACGTTAAGAAACTTCTTTCATTGGAGCTTACTGGCATTTGGGTTAATGAGGCTAGGGAAATACCCAAGTCTATTATGGATGCGTGTACTATGCGTGTCGGTCGTTTTCCTTCTATGCGAGAGGGAGGTCCAAGTTGGACTGGAGTTATTGCAGATACCAACGCACCGGAGGAAGATCATTGGTGGCCAATCATGTCTGGCGAGGTTCCAATACCTGACCACATTCCGCGAGAGCAGGCCAAGATGTTGGTCAAGCCAAACAACTGGGCCTTCTTTACTCAGCCTGCTGGAATGATTGAGGTTAAGGATAGTGACGGTGAGATAGAGGACTATAGTCCCAGCAAGACTGCTGAGAATACTAAGAACATGATGAAGTCTTACTATCCTAATCTTATTCAAGGTAAGACTAAGAGTTGGATAGATGTTTATGTTATGAACAAGTTAGGTTCTATTCAAGACGGAAAGCCAATCTATCCTATGTTTGTTACTGATACACACGTTGCTAAAGAAGAAATACCTGTTGCTGCTGGCTATCCTTTGTACATTGGCTTGGACTTTGGACTAACCCCTGCGGCTACTATGGGTCAGAAGGTTCGCGGAAGGTGGTTTATTCAAGATGAAGTTGTTGCGTTTGACATGGGCATCGTTAGATTTGCGGAGGTTCTTCGTGAGCAGATTGCTACTAGGTTTTCTCAGTGTTCCGAAGTTATTATTTATGGTGATCCTGCGGGTGATTTCAGGGCGCAAACCGACGAGTCTACCCCTTTCCACATACTTAGAGGTGCTGGCCTTAGAGCATTCCCCGCCCCATCTAATTCCGTGGACTTGCGGCTTGAGTCGGTTTCTTCGCAGCTTACCAAGATGGCGGAAGGCAAACCTGCGTTCTTAGTTGATCGCCGTTGCACTCAGCTTATTAAAGGCTTTGAGGGCGGGTATCAGTATCGTCGCATGGAAGTATCTGGCGAGCGGTATGCAGATAAGCCTGACAAGAATATGTTTAGTCACATACATGACGCCTTGCAGTATCAGCTTCTTGGCGCTGGCGAGGGTCGTGCATTGATGAGCAATCAAAATGCAGCTAAGCCTGTCATTGCCAAGCGAGACTTTGATGTGTTTGCCAAGCGTAGCGGCCCTAAGCGCAGGCAGGGATTATGGGCGCGCATGTAATTGTGCGTTGATGATTTGCTTTTAATGTGGTTATCGCTGGATAACCTAGGAGATACTTATGCCTGATATTGCAGGACACAAAAAGAAAAAGAAAAGTTTACTTGATCAGTTCTCTGATTTTAGATCGGGCTTTGTAAGTGATCTTACGGCGATACCAAGCAGTATGGCTAGGGATATTGGTATGGGTCTTGGCCTTATAGATAAGGATGTTTCTTCTTCGCCTTTTGCTTTGCAGAATAACCTTGGTAGCCTTGGGTATGATGAACGAACAGCAATTAACAGAGCAAAAAACCTAGAAGCGGCTAGACTAAAAACAATGCCCACAAGTCGTGATGACAACAAGCAAAGAACTGTGGCTGATGTTCTAGCGCCATCTGATGATCCTATGTCTGATGCACTTCAAAAAGCGGCTGACGATCTTGCTAAAGAAAAAGCCAAGGCCACTGAGGATGCCATTCAACAAACTGTTGCTAAAAGATTTAGAAGTGGCGCTCGTGGCAGGCGCTCCCTACTCCGCTCTAAGTCTGGCGGCGGCGTTGGTTTTTATAACAGGTTTGAAACATGATAGATGATCCTATAGCTAAAAATTACTTTGATAATTATAGCAAGGCAAAGGCCAAGCGTGAAAACTTCATTCCCTTGTTTGAAGAGTGCTATGAGTATTCACTTCCGCAACGTGAGTCCTTCTATGCAGAAACCATTGGACAACGGCGAGATGATAAAATCTTTGATGAGACCGCTGTTGTTGGCGTGCAAGAGTTTGCCTCCCGTTTGCAGTCGGGCATCGTTCCTAACTTTGCGCGATGGGCTGACCTAACTGCTGGCTCCGAGGTTCCAAAAGAACAGCGTGATTCCGTCAATAATGATCTTGATGAAGTTACTGATTACGTGTTTGAGGTTTTGCAG